GTACAGCCTACTGGTGTTGTAACTGCTGCTGGCTCAGGTATCACTGGTGGAACTGGTGTTGCTGGTGCTTTCACAGCTGACAACCTAATCGACCTACAGTACTCACTAGATGGTGCTGCTCGTCGTCTACCGGGTGTTGCTTACATGGCTGCTGGTTCATCAATCGGCGCAATGCGCAAGTTGAAGGACACCGCAGGTAACTACCTATACACCGTGAATGTTGGTCAGCCTGACAACTTCGCTGGTTACGCAGTAGTGGAGAACCCGGCAATGGCCGCAGCTGCCACATCTGCGAAGAGCGTGGTCTTCGGACACTTGCCTTCATACAAGGCTCGTGTTGCTGGCGGTCTACAGATTGCTCAGTCAAGCGACTACGGTTTCAACACCGACACCACTTGGTACCGCGCGACACTTCGTGTTGACGGTAACTTGACCCACGCTGGTCACATCAAGTACTTCGCGGGTGCATCTAGCTAATCCCTCGAAATAGACGGAACCCCCGGTGCTTGCAGGTTTGCACCGGGGGTTCTTTTTACTCTAGTATGTGAGTATGAAACCTGCAAAGAAAATTGACGCTATTGTAAGCGTTTGGTCTAACTCTCCGGGACAACCTACAGGATACGGGCAGCAATGCGGGTATTTGGTTGACCGACTTAAGCGTGACGGTGCAGAAGTTGCCGCTTTGTCTAACTATGGGCTTGAGGGCAACAACGGAATTTACGAATCACCTTACGGCCCAGTGCCACACTACGCTCGTGGCTTTGATGGTTACTCTCAAGATGTTATGCCGGTACATCACAAACATTGGGTGTCGAAGCATAAAGGTAAAACTGTAAAAGATTTTATTATCACACTTTATGATGTTTGGGTGCTAAGGAACCCGGCACTCGATGACATCAAGGTTGCTTCTTGGACTCCAATGGACCACACAACTATTCCACCTAGGGTTGCCGCATGGATTAAAAAAGATAATGTTGTCCCGATTGCTATGGCTCCTAATGGTGTGCGTTTGATGGAGCAGGCCGGTATTGAGTGCGAGTATGTGCCGCATGGTATTGATACGAGTGTTTATAAGCCAACTGATGTGGTTGGTGGGCAGCCTGTGCGTGAGTTTATGGGTTTGACTGATGACCAGTTCCTTGTAGGTATGGTTGGAGCGAATAAGGCTAATGGTTCGATTCACCGTAAAGCTTATGGTGAGAACTTTTTAGCGTTTGCTTTGTTTGTGAAACAGCACCCTGATGCGGTGTTGTATGTTCATGCTGACCCTAGTGCTGCTTTGGGTGGGTTTAATTTGATGGATTTGGCTACTTATTGTGGTATTCCAAAAGATAACCTTATTTTCCCTAATCAGATTGATTTGCGGTATGGGTTTGAGCAGGCTGACATGGCAGCGTTTTACTCGGCTATGGATGTTTTGTTGGCTCCGTCTTATGGTGAGGGTTTTGGTATTCCTACTGTTGAGGCGCAGGTTTGTGGTACTCGTGTGATTGGTTCTAATTGGGCTGCTACACCTGATTTAGTTTCTGAGGATTGTTGGTTGGTGGATGGTCAACCGTTCTGGGATGAGGCTCAGAAGTCTTGGTTTACTATTCCTAGTGTCCCGAGTATTGTGAAGGCTCTTGAGTCCGCGTACGAGGCTCCTAGGGGCGTTTCTGAGGCTTCTGTGGAGTTCGCTAAACAGTTCGATGTTGAAACTGTTTGGGAGAAGCACTGGTTGCCTGTTCTACAGAAACTATCAAAGTGATACCAGTTTTAGGTTTTTGCACGCTTAAACGCTTTGATTTAGCAGATAGGTTGCTTGCCAGCATAGATTATCCGGTAGAACACCTTGTAATTGTTGATAATTCTGGTTTACAGACTTGGAATCCAGTTGTTCCGCAGTTTGTGAAGAACATGTGGCTCATTCGGGTGCCTTTTGGCCTTGGTTTAGTCGGTGCATGGAACCTAATCATCAAATCAACACCTTACGCACCCTCTTGGTTGCTTGTAAACGACGATGCGTGGTTTGAACCGGGCGCTTTGGAGATTATTGCTAAAGAAACCGACACAAAAGCAATAAATTTTGTACAAATCGGCACAAAATGGTCATGCGTAGTGTTTGGTGAGGGCATGATTGAAAAAGTTGGATTATACGACGAGAACTTCTATCCTTTATACTTCGATGACAACGACTTGGAACGCCGGATAGACTTCCATGAAGTTCCCAAGAACTTTATTAAGGCAGTGGTGCATCATGAGAACAGTTCTACACTCAATAGTGGCTTTAAAGAACAGAATAACCGAACTTATTTGGCCAACCAACAACGATTTACTCGCAAAGGCGTTTCTGGTGACATGTCAGCCGGAGAGTGGAGCTTGCGAGTGCGAAGGAACAACCGATGGGATTGACCATCCCTGAAAAACTGCTATAATTCCATTATGGTTATAATACGAACTCATGGAGTTGGCGGATACAACGCTGGATGCAGATGCGACATTTGCAGAGAAGCTCGCTCAATCAAAAGAAAACAATACCAAAGCGAAGAATCTAAACTAAGGCAAAAAGAGTATAAAAAGTTAGTTAATTCTTTGCCCGAAAATAAAAAACGCAAATCTGAGTATGACAGGGAGCGTCATCAGAAAAAATACGATTCAGAGACTTGGCGTTGGCGTAACATCCTTAGAAAATACAAACTTACAAAACACCAATATGAAGAACTATTAATTAAGCAAAACGGTGTCTGCGCGATATGTCATAAAAAGCCCAATAGAAGTTATTTATCAGTGGACCACGACCATGCTTGTTGTTCGGGGGTAAAAACTTGTGGTAAGTGTGTGCGTGGATTGCTATGTCAATCATGCAATTCATTTTTAGGTAGAGTCAATGATGACTTAACAACAGTTAATGCGTATCTTGTGCGATACGCTGAGAAAAGAGGTGATGCCCATGCTTAAGGTTTATACCGGAGGCACATTTTGACCTGTTTCACGCGAACCATGTTAGGTTTTTAGAAAAATGCGCTCAATTAGGCTCTGTGACTGTTTCTCTGAATACCGACGAATTTATTCAGGCTTATAAAGGGAGGCCACCTGTTGTTCCTTATGAGGAGCGTGCAGCTGTGCTTTTGGGCTGCCGCTATGTATCTGCTGTTGTCCCTAACATGGGGGGTCATGACTCTCGTACTGCTATTGAGCTGGTCAAACCTAACCTGATTGTTGTTGGCTCTGACTGGGCTAGACGCGACTATTATGCCCAGATGGGTTTCGACCAAGACTGGTTGGATGAGCGCGGCATTGGCATGTGCTATGTGCCTTATGGCAAGGGCGTATCTTCAACACAAATCAAAGAGCGTATGCGTTTCGCGCTAAAATAGAAGTAACCTAGGAGACAAATGATTACTAACGGATACATTACGCTCAACGAGCTTAAAGCTGCTCTGCGTATCCCAACCGCTGACACTGTTGACGATTCACTGCTTGAAAAAGCTGTCAACTCGGCTTCACGACTTATTGACGGTTACGCAAACCGTTACTTTTACAACGGTGGCACAGCAACTCGTGTTTTTGCCCCACAGGACAGTTTCGTTGTTGAAATTGATGACTTGCAATCTTTAACAACTTTGGTGACTTCTTCTGAGGGTATAACCTATGACACAACTTGGGCTGCTGACGATTACCAGTTGGAGCCGCTGAATGGCCTCGTAGACGGCCTCACAACCCCGTACACGCGACTTCGCGCCGTGGGTGACTACACATTCCTTGAGATGGGTGGCGAGGCCACAGTGCGCATCACAGGCGTTTGGGGTTACACTTCAGTTCCTGACGCAATCTCACAAGCATGTGTAATCCAAGCTGAACGCATCTTCAAACGACTTGACTCACCACTTGGTGTCGCTGGTTTCGGTGACATGGGTGTGGTTCGTGTAACCTCACGACTAGATTCCGATGTTGCCCAGTTGGTTGAACCATACCGAAAGATTCGATTCGCATAATGGCATCTATTGGCGAACTTCGTGATGGCATAGCAACAAACCTTGCCACAATAACAGGTCTGCGCACCTCTGACACAATGCCAGACAACCCGTCACCACCAATCGCGGTAGTGTCACTGTCAAGCGTCGAATACGACCAGACTTTCCAACGCGGCATGACTTTGTACACATTTGATGTCACAGTTATTGTTTCCCGCGCAGATGCTCGCAACGCTCAGAACTATCTTGACGCTTATTGTTCCTCCACAGGGGCTAATTCTGTCAAACTTGCGATAGAATCAGATAAGACACTCAATGGCAAAGCCTTTGACCTGCGGGTGACTCAGTTAAGCAGCTACGGCTCTTTAACTGTCAACGACACAACATATTTAGCAGCTGAATTTAGTATCAGTTGCTATGCAAGCTAGGAGAAAACTGTGGCGAAATTTGTAGCTACCGATGTGACTGTAACCCTAAACGGTACAGCAATCTCATCAAACCTTAACTCAGTGGAACTAAACATTTCATCTGACGAAATCGACACCACCACTTTTGGTACCTCAGGTTGGAAGACCGTTGTAGGTGGCCTAAAGTCAGGTACCCTTCGTCTTGACTTCATGCAAGACTTTGGTGCTGGCGGTATCGACGCACTATTGTTCCCTCTACTTAACACTGTTGGTACAGTAGTTATCAAGCCAACCTCAAGCACTGTATCGGCCACAAACCCTACATACACTGCTTCTGTTTTGGTTAACAACTATGTACCATTCAGCAGCTCAGTCGGCGATTTGGCTTCGTTCTCGGTAACACTACCGACAACAGGCGAAATCACCCGCGCAACTGCATAATCAAACTAAGGAATAACTAATGAAAATAAACCTGCGAGTCACCTACAACAGTGGCTCTTCTGAAGAAGTTGTTTGCTCAGCGATTGATTTGGTGAAGTTCGAACAGAAGTTCGATTTGTCTGTTACTCGTCTTGAAAAAGAGATGAAGCTGACTCACCTGCTATTTCTGGCTCACGCAAGCCTTTTCCGTCAAGGTAAGACAAAAGCTGACTTTGATGGTTGGATGGAAACCGTTTCATCGATAGATGCTTCGGGTACTGACCCAAAATAAAGGGCCTCGGCGAATCTTCAACACATTGGTATATCGCTTCCCTAGCTTGTGAAACTGGTATCGCTCCAAGCGTTCTGATGCAGGAATCTGACAGGATGATTTGGACAATGATGCGTTACTTAGTGTGGAAAGCCGAGAAACAGTCTGAACCAAAATAGAGGAAGGCACCCCTTCGGGGGTGCTTTTCTTTTTCCCGGTAGAATTGCTTTATGAGTCCTCTTGTTCCGGTTCGTGTTGACCCTAAGTTGTCTATGCAGTTTACGGATTACCGTGGACTGATTAATGACTTAAAAATGATTGAGCCGACTGCTGTCGGTCAGTTGAAAAAAGATTACAAGATTATTTCTAAAGACATGGCTCAGGAAGTGCGTCGAGCTATTCCTAAAACTGCGCCGTTGGGTCCGCGTAAGAATCCTAAACTTGGTGGTAAAGAATCTGGTTTTAACCATTCTGGTCGTCTTGCATGGGGTAAGCAGCCGGTACTAAACACTGGCAATGGCAAGTCTTATCCTGCTAACTCTGTGTTTATTCAGACACCTTCTAAACGCCCGCGTAAAGGCCGCTATGTGTCTATTGCCCGCCTGAAGGTAAACTCTGCTGCAACTGCTCTTGCTGACATGACTGGTCGTGGTGGCCGCTTTGACACTAAGGGTCAGTCTCGCGCGCACGACATTCGGTTGTTCGGTGGGCCTGTAGTGCGTCGCCAGTACCGTTTGAATGGGCAGGGTAGGGCTTTGGCTCGAAATCTGTCTTCCGGTGCAGCAGGTAAACTAAAGAGTGGCGGTTCGCGTTATGCTTGGCCTGCCGCAGAAAAGAAACAAGAACAAACTCGTAAGGCAATGATTCAGCGTTTGCAAATTGCCTACGACACTATCAATGCAAGGTTGGCAGGTAAGTAATGGCTGGTTCGATTTATCTACCGATACTTTCGTCGTTTAACCCTGCTGGTGTTAATAATGCTAAGACTGCTCTTGGTGGGTTAGCTGGTGCTTTTGATGGTGTAAAACGCGCCCTTGGTGTAGCGTCTGCTGGTTTTGTAGCTTTTAAAGCTGTTTCTGAAACTATTGACTTTGGCCGTAGCTCTATTATTGCTGCGCGTGACTTGGAGCGAAACCTTAACGCTCTTGATTCTGTTTTTGGCAGTTTATCTCCTCAGATGGAGGCTTTTGCTGCACAGGGTACAAACATTGGTTTGTCACAAATTGAAGCGGCTAAATCTTCTACCTTCCTAGGTTCTGTTCTTAAACAGGCTGGGTTCAGCATGGAAGATGTTGCTTCTCAGACCCAAAACCTTGTAGGACTAGCTTCTGACCTTGCTGTAACTTACGGCTACGATGTGTCTGAGGCTTTATCGGGTATGACCGCGTTGTTCCGTGGTGAGTATGACCCGATTGAGAAGTTCGGTGTTGCTATGAAGCAATCCGAAGTTAACGCGGTCCTTGCCGCTAATGGTCAAGATAAGTTGGCTGGTGCTGCCCGTCGTAGTGCTGAACAGCAAGCTCGTTTGGCTTTGCTTTACCAGCGTACCGCTGACGCTCAGGGTGCTTTTAAAGATGGTGCGGGAACTCTTTTCGTTGAACAACAGCGTCTACAAGCTATTTTCAACAACTTGCAAGCTGAAGTTGGTAGAGCCCTTATTCCGGCTTTGGTTAAGGTTGCGGAGGCTCTACAGCCGCTTGTAAAGACTCTTGCCCCAGCCATCACCACTTTGTTTACACAGTTTGCTGCAATTATTACTATTCTTGCTGGGGAACTGACAAATGTTCAATCAAACCTAAATAACTTCTTAGGTGTTCTTGGTGGCTTGTTTACGCTGCTGAAACTAATCCTGCCTTTTATTCTTGATAACGCACTCGCTATAGGTGCTTTTGCAGCCGCGTTTGTTACTGTGCGTGGTGCGGTGCAACTAGCTGCTGGTGCGATGCTTGCTTACCAGACTGCTACAGCCGCTGCTGCTGTTGCTAATGGCACTTTTGCTGCAACCTTCGCCATGACCCCTTGGGGTGCGGTGGCAGTCGCCGTGGGTGCTATCGCTGGTGGAATGGTGCTACTTGCGCAGGAAACTAAAAAAGCTGGACTTGAAACGGGCGTTTTAAAAACTCAGTTTGATGGTTTTGTTGAGTCCGCTAAAAAAGACCCTTTTAAATCTCTTAGCATTTCTGCACTTGGCTATGGCATTGCGCTTCAGGGAGTAATTGACAAAAAAGCGCAGATTGAAAATAAGCCTGCGCCTGCTAGTCAATTATTGCCATCTAACTATGGTGCGGGTGCTGCTGGGGCGATTATTGGTAAAGCTGACAAGACAGCTGTTTCAGATTTTCAAAAGACTCTCGATGACCTTTTAAAGAACTTTAGTGGTGCAGTAGCTGAGACTACAGCGGGAGCTAAAAAGACAGCAACAGCGACTAAAAAAGCTATTGATGAGTCTAAAAAACTTGCTGACCAACAAACTAAAGCTCTTGACCAATTTAAACTATCTTTACAAGGTCTAATTCCTGCCCTTAAGCCTCTTGCGGTTGCTACTCGCGAAATTGGCGAGTTTGAAAAGTCAAGCATTGATGCGTTCCAAAACATTGCTGATAAAGTTGATGAGGCTTTCCGTGATGGCGTTATTACCGCTGGTGCTACTCGTGAATTTAATGCGTATCTTGCTGTTGAGAAGCAAGCATTTATTGCTATCAACCGTCAGCGTGACGAGCTTGTAAATAAACGCAATCTTGCACAAACGCTTATCACTGACATTAAACAAGCCATTATTGGTGTTGGTAGCCTTGCAGGGTTGTTGGAAACTGAAACCCGTCAGGTAACTATTGCGACAACTAAAGTCGTTGATGGTTTTACTATTACAACTAAGCGCACTGTTGATGAGATTGTGGGCGGGCAGGGTGTCCTATCTAAACTATCTGCGGTTGTCACTAAAACTAAGGCTTTTGCTGCACAGTTAACTCAACTGCGCAAACTTGGGTTGAATGAAAACCTGTTTAAGCAGATTGTTGAAGCGGGTCCTGATGTTGGTGGCCAGTTGGCTACAGAGATTCTTGCTGGTGGTGGCGATGCTGTTGGTGCGCTTAACACTACTTTTAAAGAACTTGAGGATGTTGCAGGTCAGGTTGCTGAACAAACAGCACAGGTAATGTATGGTTCTGGTGTTGATGTTTCTAATGGTTTAATTGCAGGGCTATTAGCACAGGAGCAGGCTTTGGTTGCTGCTGCTGAAGCTTTGGCTAACGCTTTTGTTAACGCTTTTAATGCAATGATGTCTAAGTTGCAAATCCCGTCTATCAGTGGAGGTCAAGATAGCCTTCTTATCATGCCAACTTTTGAACAGATGCAAGCAGGTATGGAATTAGCAGGAGCAACGGAATTTACTGGTGAAACTAGGCGTTTTGCTCAGGCTGCAATAAATAACAACATTTCTGTAGTTGTAAATGCTGGTGCTGGCACTAACGGTAAAGCTGTTGGTAAAGAGATTCAGTCTCTTCTAAATCAGTACACTAAGGCTTCTGGTATCTAATGACAACACAAAAAGTTGAAGTTGGTTTTGACCTTACCTCTAATGGTGGGCCGTTCCTAACACTTGACGACCCTGTTGCTGGTAAGTTGGATGACCCTGAATGGGTGCTTGGTGGCACTATTTTCTACGACATTACAGCAGATGTTCGTGAAGTTACTATAAACCGTGGTAAAGCTAACTACATTGATAACATTTCCGCTGGTGAAGCAGTTGTTGAACTAAGCAACCTTGACCGCAACTACGACCCTACTTACGCTGCTGGACCGTATTATGGGCAGATTGTTCCCAAGCGTGAAGTGCGTATCAGCACTAACGATATTGTTCAGTTCACTGGTTTGGTCGATGACTGGAACCTTTTCTACAGCCCCGGTGGGGATGCTACAGCAACTTTCGTAGCATCTGACGGTTTCGTGTTCCTTAACAACCAAACTCTTGCAGGTGGGACAGCAACAGCACAGTTGTCTGGGGCGCGTGTTGAAGCAGTTTTGGACAGCCCTGATGTGCAATGGCCGGAGTTGCTACGCGACATTGCCACAGGCGTACACAGCCTTGGTGCAGATGTTATTGGCGACAACACGAATGTTTTGAGCTATTTGCGTCTTGTGGAACAGTCTGAGGGTGGGCGACTATTCGTTAACAAGTCCGGTTATGTTGTTTTCCGTGACCAGAATGTCACTGTTGGAACCGCAACACCTGTCCACCTGTCTGATGATGGTACAGGCATTGGTTATGAGACGATGAATGTTGTTTATGGCTCTGAGCAGCTGTATAACGAAGTTGTTTTGTCATCAGTTATCACTAACACGACTGTTACAGCGGTTGATACTGACTCTGTAGCCCAGTACGGTATTTTCAACCTCACACAGTCTGATTTGCTGATGTCTAACGATACTCAGTTGACTAATTGGGCTGAAAGTCTTGTTAAACGCTTCTCTGAACCTGAGTTCCGGTTCGACTCTATCGATGTGCGCATGAACAGCTTAGATGTGGCTGATGAGAACGCTATTTTGGCTCTTGAACTTGGCGATGTTGTTAAAGTGACTTTCACCCCGTCTAACATTCCACCAGCTATCAGCAAATACGCTGAAATTATCCGCATTAACCACAACATTGACACTAATGGCGAACATGTTGTTACCTTCGGCTTTGCTACCATTGATTATGTCGGCTGGCTACTTGGTACCGAGGCTTTTGGTAGACTTGACTTTGTTACAACTATTTAGGAGTTTTTGATGGGTTGGAAAGACTGGGTTTATGGTGACCTTGTGTCGGCGGCGGATTTTCAGTCGCTGGTGCAGGACCAGACTGTTCAGCGTTATGCGTCTAGTTCGGCTCGCTCGGCTGCTTTGGGTTCGGCTGTTGCTGAGGGTATGGTTTCTTACCTTGATGACACTAATGCGGTTGAGGTTTACAACGGTTCGGCTTGGACAGGGGTTTCTTCTTCTGGTTCTGGCAACGCAATTATCAATGGTGCTTTTGATTTCTGGCAGCGAGGCACTTCTTTCACCACAGGCTTTGCATCGGGTGCGTACTTAGTAGACCGTTGGGCTTTATATTGCGATGGTTCGGGCGCGGCCTTTACAACTTCACAGCAAACTTTTACACCCGGAACAGCACCGGTTTCTGGTTATGAGGGCAAGTATTTTGTTCGCGTAAATCAAACAACTGCCGGAACTGGCGCAACTTTCAACGGTTTTTTTCAAAACATTGAAGATGTCCGCTCATTTGCTGGTCAAACTGTGACTTACTCATTCTGGGCAAAAGCAGATACTAGTCGCACAATTTCAGTAAATCTATATCAGCAATTTGGCACAGGTGGTTCAACACAAGTCACTACTGCTGGCTCAAGTCATTCTTTAACAACCTCTTGGACTCGATTTACAGGAACTGTATCTTTACCTAGTATTGCTGGAAAAACTCTTGGAGCTAATGATAGTAGATTGCAACTTGCTTTTGAGTTTACAAAAAATACAATCCAAACCATTGACATTTGGGGTGTGCAACTTGAGGCTGGTTCTTCAGCAACAGCTTTCAAACGCAACGCACCATCTATACAGGGTGAGTTAGCAGCCTGTCAGCGATACTACTGGCGCATTGCTTCTTCTACTGCGTATGCCTCGCTATCTTTGCCTGGCCCAGCACAAAATTCAACTCGCGCATGGATATATGTTAAACACCCAACAAGCATGAGAACAAAACCAAATGAGTTTTCATATACAACAACTTATGCAAGATATGACCTTTATGACCATGCTGGTGGTGTAATACAGCCAACTGCAATCACAATAGACCTAAATCATTCGACAACAGAAGAATCTGTTTTAATTGTCGATGTTTCAAGTGGTCTGACTGCATATCGCAATTATGTGTTAATGGTTGATAGTGCTGGCTCAGGCGAGGCATACATTGGATTTGGAGCAGAGCTATAAAATGAATTATCGAGAATTTGACTTAGAAACACCATCTGGAATTATCAAGATGATTGAAATTGTAGACAGTTATGGAAATGCCACACAGTTTTCTGTCGACCTTGAGAATCCCCAATACATTGCGTTCCTAGCAAGTCAGGAAGAAAAATAAATGGCCGGTCTAGGTAGAAAAGTTTTCAATGCTGGTGAAGTCCTATCAGCAGCGAATGTTCAAGGGTATTTACAAGACCAAGTTGTCCAGGTTTATTCTGGTACTGCTGCGCGTTCTAGTGCTTTGGGTACAGCAGTTTCTGAGGGTATGACTTCTTACTTGACTGATAGTAATGAGTTGAGTGTTTATACTTCGAATGGGACTGCTGCTTGGAGTCCGGTGAATCTGTCACAGTCACCTAATGCGATTATCAATGGGGCTTTTGACATCTGGCAACGCGGCACTTCATTTAACATGAATACTTCGCCTTATTACCATGCAGACCGCTGGCAAGCATACCGAGCCGGTGCAGTTGCAGGTGGCACATCTTCTCGCCAAACGGCTGGACTAGATGGTTTTACTTATTGCACAAGGATTCAGAGAAATTCTGGTAATACAGATACTTTTCAAAATAACCTAACAACATCTTGGGAAACTGCCTTTATTGCAAGCCTTTGGGGTAAGACTCTCACATTATCTTTTTGGGCTAGAGCTGGTGCAAATTATTCTGGTGCAAGTAATGCTTTGCGAGCAAGTATTTGGACAGGCACAGGAACAGACTCATCTTTGGGTAATGGGTTTACAAGTCCAACAGAACTTAGTGCTTCAGATGTTACCTTGACTACTTCTTGGCAACGCTTTTCCGTTACTTCGCCAGTTTTAACAAATGCTGCGACACAATTAGCGGTTAGATTTGTGCATACTCCTACTGGAACTGCTGGCACAAATGACTATTTTGAGGTGACTGGTGTTCAACTTGAGGCTGGTAGTGTTGCTACACCGTTTAGACGCAACGCACCTAGTTTGCAGGGGGAGTTGGCAGCATGTCAAAGATACTACTACCGCGCAAGCAACACTAACGGTTCAGCAACTCTAGTAACCAATGGTGGCGTAGTAACCACAACTATTGCAGACACATCTGTTGTTTTTCCGGTCACTATGAGAACCGCGCCCTCATCTATCGATACCACAAATGTTGGATTTTGGGCATTTAGCAATAACACTCTATATTCTGGTGGAACAATTACTATGCCTAACTCAAGCGCAAACGCGGCTCAAGTTAGATACACTCACGGCTCGAGCGTCTTTACTGCTGGCTCTAGCGGTGTTCTCTATTCAGCAGGTTCATCAGCAGGTTCACTTGGATTTAGCGCGGAGTTATAGAAATGAAATATAAAGAATTTACAGATGAACTAACAGGCGACAAGCACATTATTTTAGACCTTGGTGACGGAGCATACAAAAGCTTCCCAGCCGACCCAGAAAACCCAGAGTATGTTGCTTTCCTCAAAAGCCTAGAAACAGACAACCAGTAAAACTGCTATACTAGAGTTACTAACCGGAAGTTTGTCTGTGAGATACCAGAGGGGCTTCCGGTTTTCTCTTACATTTGACAGCACCATAAACAAGTCACTAGGGTTAGGGATGAAAGGGGAAACAAATGTCTTTTGGTGTAATTGTAAACAAAAAAACAGGTTTAATTCAGTATTGGCAAGATAAAAATACTTATGAAATAAAAATTGCTACTGCCTCTGAAGAACGCAGAAAAATTATCAAACTGCTTAAATCTCATGGGTTTGATGATGCAGTCAAATTGATAAAGAAAACAAAATAATAAGAATTGCTCAATATCCGTCTGTGGAACATATGGGTTAGTCAGTATTTTACTGACAGAGTAAAAATCAAGAAAAACTAATACAGACAACCAGTAAAATAGGATAAACGGCCTACGCAACCGGACAAGAAAGACCGATTGTGTCGGGTTGGATGTTAGACTTGTACAAAACCTGCGCTTGACACTACTGGAGTTGACGCATGTCCGAACAAGAGCAAATACCTGCTTGGGCCATTGAGCTTATTAAACAGGTTGAGCGTCTTAATGAAAAGATTCCTACCCATGTTGAATGGGTGGAACGCAACCTTAAAGACCATGAGAGCCGCCTACGGACCTTAGAACAGTTCCGTTGGATGGTTGTGGGTATGGTGGGCTTATCAGGCGTTCTGGGGGCGTTTGTGGCTAAATGGTTGGGCATCTGATGTGGCGTTTACCGTTTCCTGACAAAATGCAGGCTGACCCTTTTGGTGCTTGGCCGCCTGCCCGCAAAAAGATGGGCCTTGGTCCGCACAGGGGCGTTGATTGGAACGGTATGAAGAAGGGTGCGGCTCTTCCGGCAGTAAATGATGGTGTTATTTCAGCTAATTACTGGTCTGATGTGTTGGGTTGGGTTGTTGAGTTGAAAGTTATGGGGCCTTTTGGTGCCGAACGCAAAACAACACCAATTTATTTCATGTACTGCCACTTGGATAAGGTTTCACCATTGAAGGTGGGTTCTAAGGTCAAGTCTGGTGATTCGGTTGGTGCTGCTGGTACTTCTGGTTCAGCATCGTCAGGTATTCACTTGCACTTCACAATGTCGCTAACTTCTAAAGGTGGGGCGATTGGTAAGGTGCTTGACCCGGTTGCTTACATTAAGCGTCGTATGAAAGAAGAAGCAAATGCTTAAATTGTTTAAAGACATCATTGTTCGTTTTATTGGTGTTATTTTGTTTGCTTTTATTCCGGGCATGGCTGTTGGTGCGCCGACTGTGGGCTGGTTCTGGGGCGGCGTTAACGGTGTTTTGACTGTTGCGGCTTCTATTGTTGTATTTTTTGGTGTGCAGTTGGCTTGGGCTGCAACTATTACTCATGATGATGTGGAGAAGGGTTTCCGCGCTGCGGTAGCTAAAACTGCTTCTGACAATGAGGATGTTGCTGCGGCGGTTGCTACAGCTCAGGATGATGAGATTACTTGGGCTGATTTTGAGGAATTAGACGAAGCTGACCGCTAGAATGGTTTTAACGCCTCTGGCCTCTACCTAGTACGCCAGAGTCATCAGGGCTGTAAATAGTGTCGATTGCTCATCAAAGCCGCTAGTCGGAATGGGTAAGACCGGAGTGCGATTCTCCGACAGTCCACACTTCCCCATCCTCACCAGTGAGTGGTGGGGTTTTTATTTGCGGCGTAGTAGTCGTCGTTCTTGAGGAGTTAGCCCTCCAAAGATGCCAAAGTCTTCTTTAGCCACTAAAGCGTAGTCGAGGCATAGTTCTCGTACTGGGCAGGCGTTACAAATACTTTTTGCTGTGCGTTCGTCGTATCTGCGCACATGTTCTGGGCCTTCTGGGTAGAAGATTTCAGGGAAATCTATACATTCCACGCCATCATTTTCAATAATTGCGTACATAAGTGTTAGATACCGTTGATTAATGTCGTCTGCCATGTCTATAGTGTAAGCATGTTTCGATGCGGAGCATA